CTTTAAGGCCACACGGGGCGTATACAAAAATCATAATTTTATGATGTCCGTCATGCTCGAACTTACCGCACGAAGCCGCAAGCAGGGCCTCAAGGTACGAAGCAGGGACGGTACCAAGACACTCGACGAAGACCCGTATAAGGAAGGCACCGAGATTTCCCTCGGACAGGGCGAAGAGGTTGAACCCCTCGGCCTGCTGCAAATGGCAAACGAGTCGGGAGCCTTCATGGGACTGGTAGCCGGTGAGATGCAGCGCGGCTCCATACCACACACCGTGTACGGGGAGATACCCTTCCAGCTATCCGGCTTTGCCATCAACACCCTCCGGCAAGGCGTCGAAAGCGTCCTCGTCCCGAGAGTGGCAGCAATGGAACGGGCTTACGTAAGCATAGCTAACCTGCTCTGCGATCAGTACCAGTCAGGCGCGTTCAAAGCAATGGAACTGTCCGGGCAGGATAACAACAGGATGTACTTCTCAGAGGAAATAACCCCCGCGAGGATACGAGACGGAGGCGACCCTGAAATCAAGGTCGTTACCAGGCTCCCCGAGGACGATATGTCCCGCTACGGCATGGCGCAGATCGCACGCGAAGGCCAGACGCCGCTATTGCCGGACCTGTGGATACGCGACAATATCCTCGGCATACAGGACGCAGACCAGGTCGAGGACGCAGTCAAGGAACAGATAGCCGAACGCACACTGCCCGAAGCAGGCGTGTGGTCCCTCTACCAGGCTTCTATGAAACAGGGGAGAGACGACCTCGCACAGATGTACTTCGGCGAACTCGTAACAATGCTGTTTGCCAAGGCAAGACAAATATCAGATACTTTGCAGGGCGGTGGGCCGGGTGCTCAACCGGGACCTCCCTCCTCGGGACCCGGCGGGGTGCCAGCCGGGATGCCCGGCCCGCCCCCAATGCCGCCGCCAGAGGTTATGCCCCCCGCGATGGCAGGAGTCCCGCCGCCCGCGCCAACGCCGCAGGCAGGACCAGTGGTAGCGCCAGGGCAACCAAGGCCGGGAGCGCAGTCTGACGAAGAACGACTTAGAAGAATAGGGCTGGTAGGACCCGGAGGATAGACAGTGGCTAAATTCATACCTGAACGAATACTGGAAGGGTTCGCCAACCCGTTCGATCTGTTACAGACGACTCCCGCACTACTCCACCAGTACCTACAGGGAGAGGAGAAGACAGCCCCCGGGCTCGAAGACCTCGCCAGGCAGGTGGCTAACGGAGAACTTCCTTACGCCCCTCCCCCCGTGCAGGAACCCACTTTCACCGGCGCAGTCAACATGGGCGTTCCCGTAGCAGGGGCCGCACTCATGGCATCGCAGACCGCGTTGAAGAACAGGGAAGCACAGATCGAGGCCGAGGTGAAGGTGGTGGCAACCGATCAGAAGGCGCGTACCGACGCTGCCGTACATCATCTTCTTGCTAATTTCCCCGAGGTCGCCGTAGGAGGTATGCCCGGGGGAAGGTACGAAGGGATAGTGCAGGACTTCTCCGACCAGTTCGACGTGCCAGTCAATATGCTGGTGGCCGCGATAAACGACCAGTACGGCGTTAAGGACGAAAAGCTCGTCGTAACGGACGCACCAGCGACCAACGGGACAGCGACCAACGGGACAGCGACCAATGGGACAGCGACCAATGGGACAGTGACCAACGGGGGAGATTCTAACGGCTTAAAGGTCCAGTTGGCTGAATATATGGGAGACGCCACAAAGGAAGGCGTCATAAGAAGGAGAAGCCAGGGAGAGATATACCTCCTGTGGGAGGCTGGAGAAATAACCACCGAAGAGGCCATTAAAGCCCTTGTAAAAAAGGTGGGGGGAATAAACAAAGAAGATGCGACGTTAACACTGACCCGGTGGCAGGAAATAAAGGACACCGAGTACGCTGACAAACAGAGGGCTTATACCCAGGAGTTTGGTGATCCAGGAGGGGACGTGCCAGGAGAGGACGTGCCAGGAGGGGACCCGACAGCAACCGACGAGTATCATTATATATTGGCACCTGGCACCGAGTTCGATGTTAGCGATGTTTTCGGGCAGTATACGAACCCAGCCGAGGCTATGTTTGAGTCCGTACTGCGTAAGAGACTCGGGGAAAGGGCTTACAACCCCGCAGTGCTGAAGGCAGGGATGCGCGGCTCCGATCACGCAGTGGGCAACTATTTACTTATGGACCTCGATTTCGATGATCCCCAGCGACCCAAAAAAGCGAATTACTACCTGCACCTTGACGACCCCGAATATGGCAAGATGAGGGACATGGCCGAGAACCAGGCGTCATACGAGAGGTTTGTTCGCGCAGCCAATGTATTGTACAGCGAGGATGCGCCCGAAAACCTGACGTGGGTGACCGACGACGAAAAAAGAAGGATAGCGAATGAAGACCTGCTGGCTATAGCGAACACAGTCAGGAATCCCTACTACGAGAAAGCCATCCTAAAGGCGAAGGCGGGCATCACGGGCAAGGGCATTCTCGGCGAACTTCGCTCGGGAGCAGTAGACATGATTGCCAAACAGTGGCAAGATGAGCAGATAGCAGACCCTACCTCGAAGAGGAAATCGCTTATCGCGTATGCGTCTGCTATCAAGAATAGTCCCTGGTACGTTGCGCCGTAGGGGGCGACTCCGACGGCACTAAGCAGTGATACTGAGTTTTTCTAGACAAGTAATAGGATAAGGAGGACAGCACAATGGTAATGGATTATTACGTACCCGGAGGCACGGCGGCAACGCCGGTTGACTGGTCCACAATCGACGCGCAGGCCCTTACGCCGTATGAACAGTACCGCTCCCAGGCCCTCGGGCAGTTGGGCGGAATGGGCAGGTATGCCCCTCGTTTTGAGACGGCTGCCATGCGGGGATTTGCTCCCACATACGGACGGTACCTGCTCGAAAATATCGCAGGAGCCATACCCGGAATGCAAGGCACTTACACGCCGGGAACCACGCCCGCAGAAGGAACGTGGGGGTCAACGTGGGCCCAGCCCTTCTCGCAGTACGTTGCGGAGGCCCCACAGGCAGGATATCAGCTTGAACCCAGTATCGCTTCGGGGTCCGCTCAATATGGTTCCCCTACCGCAGCAGGGTGGGCGGACCTCGTGAGGGCGTCACGCGCATATCGCGGAGGCACGGGCGATGAGGCCGTGTTCAATCCAGACGCGCCCTATATGTCGGGGCTGGCAACGGGGGCCGTTGCAAACCAGCCGGTAGCGACCCAGATAGGCATGGCGCAGGCCGCGATGGGATTGCCCACGAGAGGTATCCTCGGCCAACTGGCGCGAAGCGGTCTTATCGGGCAACTGGGGAGATACAACACGCTGAGGGCAACCCCGGGCGAAGACTGGTTCGGAAGGCCCGAGGGGGGATTCGCCGGATGGCTTGGAGGGCAACTTCCCGTGGGTGAGACAGGATACGTACCAATACCCATAGGGGGGGCGGGGTACGGATAGAAAATAGTTTTCATTATAGGTAAACGATATGGCTGAAAACGGATTCTTTTCAGATTTTCTCGAAGATATGCCGGAGGCCGCTTACTACAGCGCCGCGCCGTTTGGTGCGGGCGTCTCCGCCGCGTCCCCGTTTGGCGGGGGATACGCACCCGCCGCACAGCGATACTGGTCGGGACAGTACGGCAACGTGATGAACCAGTATATGGGTACCGTCGGGAAATCGTTACGGGAGGGGGAGTTCCCGTCCCTGACATTTACCGACTACCTTGGGCAGTACCCGTGGACAGAGAGATACACCGCTCTCAGCCCCGCCATGAGGCAGGGCGGCGGGATATCTAGGTTTGCACCGTCAGTGCGACGGATGTACTGATGGCTGGCCCTAATGGGAACGGTTACAGAGAACAGATCGAGCAAAATGTGCGGCAGTGGGCGGGGGCTACACAGAAGTACCCGGCCCTTGCACAGTTCGGGGCAACCCCCTGGGACGACAAGGGCGAGTTATTGCCGAGAGTCCTCGACGCTTATATAAAGGAAAGCGATGCGGCGAAACAGGCTGCTCCTACGCCCGTGCCTGCACAGGCACCCACGGCTGCACCTACTCCCCGGTTTGCAATCGGCCTTGCCCAAGCGCCGGTTACACCCGCACCGGGCAGATCGGAAGAAGAAGTCCTTGCGGCGCAGCAACGCCAGAAGGACCTTGCGCTGTGGCGGGCACAGAAACCTGCCTCGAAATTCTCAGGAATATTTGGGGTCCAGCCCGAAGACGCTTACGATCCCTTGGCCCCGAGTCCTGTTCCTGCCGATCTTCCATTCACTCAGTACGTGGACCCCGGATTACAGAAAGCAATACAAGAGGGAACTATAACCCAGGGCGCTCCGCCGAGACTGCCAACGCAGCAGGGGCCCGAAGACCCGAGAAGCCTGGTAGAACTCACCGCCCCGTTTACGAAGGGGTTTGAAGCCTTCCAGGAACGTCTACTTAATCCCGTTATGAGCTTCCCTATTGAAAAATTCCCCGCAAAATGGGAGCCTCCGACTCCGGGCGGGCCTTACTACCCTACGGAAGAACAGTTTGTACCTACGCCAGACCCTGCCTCCATAAGTAAATGGGAGAGCGTGTTCGGCCCGGTAAAGGGACGTATGAAATGGACTGGCGATGCTTACCGCACACCGGGAGGCGGTATATCTCCCCATTCAGTGGCTGAAGCGATGTTCCCATTTATAGCGGCACCCACGAGGGTAATGGGGGAATTGGCGAACGTGCCGGTATCCCCACAGGACACTGTCATGGCCGAGAGGGTAAGGCAGGTTGCAGAGGAAGAAGAGCAGCGCACCGGCGTTCCCTTGACCGAGTATGAGAAGAGAAAGATAAAAGAAGATTTATACAAGACTTTCCCAGGCTTCAGAGGAT